ACGCGCGACTCGTCCCACGCCGCGCTCGTGAGGTCGTCGCTCCACGACCAGTCGGCGCCGGCGGTCACGGGCGCCTCCTCGTAGACAAGGGTGCAGCGGCAGTTGATCACTTCGCCGTCCGGGCCCGACGGGTCGCCCGGGTAGAGAAGCTGCGCCTCGCCGACGGGGAACGTCCCGTCGAGCTCGGCGACGAGCCCGTTCGCCTCGAGATGCGTCGGCCGGATCCTGCCGTCGTTCACGGTGCGCGAGTCGGTCGCGTTGACCCACCGCTTCACGATGCCTCCCTCCGGCCACACCGTCTTCGCGCCGATCAGGCTGCCGCCGTTCGCCATCCCAATCAGGTCCGTGCGCGCGAGCATCTCGGCCTGGTAGCCGGCGAGCTCGGTCGTCTTCTCGGCGATCAGCGCGGCCGTCTCCTCGACGCCGAGCCCCTCGAGGAACGCCCGCTCGATCGCGGCGCGAACGGTGTCCTCGAGCCCGGGGATCGCGAGCGCCGCGGCGCGCTTCCCGGCCCGGTCGATGAGGTCGAGCACGAGCGGCGACGTCATCGAGAACGAGATCCCCATCGCCGACATGATCGGCCGGATCGCGTCCTCCGCCGACTTCCTGCGCGTCTTCTTCGACCTCTCCTCGAGGTCGGTCGAGATCTTCTGCACGTCGATGAGGGAGTCGAGCGGCGGAGGCTCCCACGCCGGCGGGCCCGCGGCCGTGATGGTGCCGTCCTCGCGCAGCCGTGCCGGCCGGCGAAGCTGGAACACCCCCGGCTCCGTCTCCACGACGTCGGCGCGCGCGACCTTCCAGGAGTAGAGCTCCGGGAACTCGCCGGCGACGTCCTGCGCCATGTTCGCGGTGCGGGAGCTCGTGAAGAACTTGCCGACGGGGATCTCGTCGCCGGCCTCCCACGCCTCCGCCTCCGCCGTGCTCATGCCGCGGTGCAGCGTCACGAATCCGTCGCGCTTGATCCCCCGGATCGCGTCGAGCGTGTCGGCGTACCTGCCCGACAGGTCGGGACGGTCGGCCGGGAAGTAGTCCGTGTCCGTGATGTCGAGCGGCTCCTCCACGGTGAGCGCGTCGCCGTTCGCGAGCACGATCGCGTGGTCGGGGAACTCCTCGCCCTCGAGCCGGTGCCAGTACCACGCGCCCAGGTCGGGGTTGAGCAGCCGCTCGTCGCCGGCGTCGAGACTCACGTTGAAGCTCGCGATGCCGGTGTTGCCCTCGGCGAGCGAGATGATCTTGCCCTCGTCCAGTTGCGGAGTGATGGTGACTCCGGGGATGCCGGCGAGCCGCTGCTCGAGCTCGCGGAATCCGGGCTCGTACTCCTCGCGGTACGCGGCGAGCAGCCCCTCGATCTCCTGCTCCACCCGCTCCGGCGTGTACGCGTACTCCGGCCTTTCCTTGAAGTAATCGGCGAGCTCCTGCACGTACGCGCGCACCGTCTCCTCGACCTTCGTCTCGTCCCGCCGAATGCCGGTGCCGGCAGCCGTCTTCGGCGCGAAGCGTCCGCCGCCGGCGGGCCCGGAGATCGGCGTGCCCTTCGGGTAGCGCGCCACCCTCGACTCGTCCCATGCCGCGCTCGTCAGACTGCGCGCCGGCCGGATCCACGCCTCCGTGAACGCGAAGTCTTTATTCCGTCCTCGGTTCGGCACGAATCCGCGCGACCGATACCACTTTTCCTTCGCAGCGCGTGACAGCCCACGGTCGAGAGGGTCATGGCCGATCGTCAGAGCGACCGGGAGCCCCTTCTCGTCGGCGTACAGGAGAACGTCGTCCAGCGCCTTCGACGCGAGCCCCTGCCCGCGATCCTCCGGCCTGACCTTGATCTGATCGAGCACGATGCCGCTCGCGTTCTCGTGGACCCAGAGCTCCGCCTTCGGGTTGTCGTTCGTGACTTCCGCCAGCGACCGGAACTGCCCTCCGCCCGGGTTTCCCTTCGGGTGGCGAGGATGCTTCAACTCGTCCCACCCTGCGGCGGTCACGTCGGCGAGCTCGGCGAACCGGCGTGCAGCCTCGAGTCCCGCCTCCGCCACGACGTCGCGGTAGACGGTCGCGAGCGCCGGCAGGTTGCTCTCGGTCAGCGCGAGCGCCTCGTTCGCGGCCACCATGAACCGCTCGACCGACCGCGGCTCCTGCTCCCGCTCCTCGGCCTCGACGCGTCCTCGCCAGCCGACGCTCGACACGGGCTACCTCGAGCGCCGAGCGGCGGTCAGGAAGCCGGCCGGCAGCGCCGGCGCCTCCGGCTGGAACAGAGTCCGCGCCGCATGGAGCTCGACCATCCCGGAGAGCGCCTCAACCCACGACTCCTCGACGCCGCGGCGGCGCAGGATCTTCGCGAACGACGCTGCGCCGCCGGCGACGAGCACGCTCGGGACGGGCGCCTCGAGCTCGGTTGCCTGCTCGTGCCCGAGCACGCTCGCGACGAGCGCGTTGTCCACCCCGTCGAGCTTCTCCGCGCACGCCGTGCAGCCGCGCGAGTGTGTGCGGAGCCGGCTGCCGGCGAGCTCGCGGCAGCGCTCGACCGCCATCTCGGCGAGCGCGACGACGGACGCGGCGATCTCCTCGTTCTCCTCGCGCTCCTGCTGCTCCGGCTCGACAGGAGGTTCGTCCGCGATCTCCGATGCGTCGTCGGCAGGGTTCTCTGCCTCCTCGGCCGCGTTGAGCGCCTGCGTGTTCCCGGCCTTGAACGCGAGCATGATCTCGAGCTCGTCGTCGTCGGGCGCGTCCTCGTCGGCGAAGCCGAGGCTCTCCCGCAGACGCGAGTACCCGACGGCGCCACGGTCGAACGCCTCAAGCGCGTCCTTCCCACGGTCGGGATGGTTGATCACTTCGGCCGCGTCGTACGCCACCACGAACCTCTGCCAGTCCTTCTCTCCGGCCTCGCGTAGCGCCGGCTGGAAGTAGGACGTCGTGAGGTCGTCGCAGAAGCCTTGCGCGACCGGCCCGAGATGCGACTGCCACGTCTCATCCTGGATCATCCACGCATTCCAGTGGTTCGTGTCGGAGAGCCCGGTGAGAACCTCCGGCGGAATGTCGAGCCCGAGCGCGATGTGGCGGATCGTCTTGTCGATAAGCTCGTCCTCGGGGTACGCCTCCGACGCGTCGCGCAGCTTGAGATGGAAGAAGCCGCGCTGGTTCTCGATCATGTCGGCAGGGATGCGCGCGATCATCGGGACGGCCGCGCTCGCCTCCCCGGGATCTTGGATCGCAGATACGAGCGCCGTCGTGAGGTCCCGCAGGAACGGATCCTGGTTCGGGTCGTCGTCCTGCGCGCCCGTCTCCGGCCACTTGATCTCGTTCGCGAGGAAGAAGATGCCGGCGTCAGCCGCGCGCGACTTCGACCGCGCGATCGCCGCGGCACGCAGCCGCGCGAGCAGCGCGTACAGGTCGAGCACCGCCTTCACCGGCGAGTCGGCGAGCGCCGAGTAGCGCGGATGCCGCTGCCAGAAGCGGTAGACGATCGCGCTGCCCGGGAGCGGCTCGAACACTTCCTCGGGCGCATCTCTGTACGTCTCCGGGTTCAACTGCGGCGCGCGGTACCTGACGTAGCCCGATCCCGGCTGCACGCGGAGCTCGTCCGTGCTCACCATCTCCCACATCTCGTCGTCTTGATCCGGGTTCGTCACGACGAGGTAGCTCTCGCCAGTCAGGAACCGAAGCTGCCCATACGTCCGCAGCATGTTCGAGCGACCACCGCCACCCGGGTCGCGCACGCGCGCGAGCACGTCAGTCGGCAACCCATCCTTGATCTCCTCGAGCTCGCCGTCGTCCTTCACGATCGCCGGGTAGAGCCGCAGCCTTGAGAGCGCGCGCCCGTAGAACTGCGCCGGGTACCAGCACTCGCCGAGGAGGTCGTACCACGAGAGCGCCGACTCCTGCCACGGCTGGATCAGCCGGCGATACTTCGTCTTCTGCTCGGCCGTCCCCGTGATCCTGGCAGCCGACGCGACGACGCCGCCGTCGCGGGCAGCCCCCTCACGCACGCCGCGCGCGAGCGCGACCGAACCGTTCGAGGTCGGCGCGTCAGGGGCGCCGAACAGGACCTCGCGAAGCCCCATCTACGGCGCCGGCGCCGGGTCGGGAGTCTGCTGCTCGTCCGTCTGCTGCTCGGCCGGCTCGTCCTCGTCGGTCGGCGGACCGTCCCACGTGTACCCCGGCGCCTTCGTCAGAATTCTCCGCGTCGAGCCGGTCCGGTCGGCACGCGACCCTCCCCCGCAGTTGCAGCCCATCGGTGCCCCCTTCTCGGTCAGTGACTACCCGAGGGGAAGTGTGACGGGAGGAGCGGCCGTCGCGCTAGTCGATCAGGCGAATGTCGATCTTCTCGGCGTGCTCGCAGCGCAACGCGTGGTAGCGACCGAGCGCGTCGAGCATGATCGACCACTCCCCGAGCGAGTACGCTGCCGCGGCCTCGTCGGCGTGGTTGATCAGTTGCAGGAGGATCTTCGTCCGCGAGATGAACCTCTCGGCCTCCTTGATCGGGAGATCGAGACTGACGGTTCTCCGAAGTAGGCGCCGGCGTCTCATGGATCGAGATTCTTCGAGACGAGCCCGACGATCGCGGCGATCGCGAACGGTGTCGCGGCGACGAGCGTGCCGGCCGGCCACGCGATCCACGCCGCCCACCACGCGAGCGAGATCCACCATCCGAGGCACCACGGGCAGTTGATCAGCTTCGAGAGCAGCGGCGATCGCATCACGACCACGCGCCGCGACTCGCCTTCGCGTCCCTCGACGCTCGCGACGACCTTTCGCACCATGAGCCAGTTGCGCAGCCGCTCCGTCAGCGTGTCCCACCCGATCAGCCGAGTCACGCGGTACGCGGCGAGCGCGAGGAGCAGCGTCTCCCATCCTCCCGGCACGTTCTCCATCGATCCGTCCCCCTCTCTGTCCGTTGCGGTTGCGTCTCACCCTACGCAGGATCGCGCAGCTTTCCAGTAGCCGTATCGAGCGCCGCCGACCCGTACCGGCAGTTGAGGTACAGCATCCGTTCCAGCACGTGCCGAGGGAACCGGATCGCGCGCTCGGCGGGACTGACGGAAAGCCCGGCCTCGAGCGCCGCCTGCCGAGCGATCGCCGAGACGACGCGCATCGCCTCGACGCGCTGCCGAGCGACGATCGCGCGCCGGCGAGCGACCTCCGACGGCGGAAGGACGATCCCGGTTCGAGCTCCTGGCCTGCTCATGGCCGGCTCGCCCGCTCGAGGATCTGCGCTCGCAGACGGGAGCCGATGCCGTCCGGCCACGGGCACCGCTCGAGCGTGACCTTCTCGTCCGGCCAGAGGATCGAGTCGAGATGCGCGCTCGCGTGGAAGTTGCCCTGGTCGTGGATCGCGTACCGCTCGTGCCGGCGCACGCGCTCCGCCTCGCGCGCCCACCCGAGATGCAGGAGCGGGCACCCGACGAACCGTGCTCGGGCCCGCGCGACGCTCATCGGCACTCGCCCGGACGCGAGCGCCCGGTCAGGGATCCGCGTGTCGCGTCCCGGCGTCCACACGACCGTCACCGTGTGCGCGCGCCAGCCTCCATCCTGGCGCACGAGGAGCTCGTCCTCGGTCGCCTTCCAGACCTCCGCCATGCAGAGACTCCACGCCGCCTCCCGCTCGTCGCTCTCGACCATCGTCCGGAGCAGAGCTCCGTCCCCGACGATCTCGTCGGCGTCGATCGACAGGACGTGCGTCGGCCTCGCCTCGAGCGTCCACGCGAGCGCGGCCTGCCGAGCCCGCCCCTCGTGCCCGAAGAAGCGCGAGTCGTCGGAGCCGGCCACCCTCACGCGCTCGAGGTCGGCGAGCACGTCGCGCGTGCCGTCCGTGGAGCCGTCGTCCCACACTCGAACCTCGTCGCAGAAGCCGAGGAGGCTCTCGACGCACGGGAGCAGGTAGCGGTCGAGCTCGTCCTTCACGATCAGGGACGCGACGAGGTTCATCGGATCCTCCTTCCGTAGCGCGCGTGGTCGTCCGGCCACCACGACCAGTACGGCGCGCACCAGTGTTCGTGATAGCGCGGCCACGGCCGCTCGAGCTCCTCCTCGCGGTAGCCGTTCGAGATCGAGAGCCACGGCTCGAACGGGATGCGCGAGAGCTCGGTGATCAGGATGTCCGGCTTGATCCACGCCTTCACGACCGTCTCGTACTCGCGCTGCCACTCGGTGAAGCCGAAATACCGGCCTGTCTGATTCACGCTCGGCCGGACGCCGAGCGTGCGCGTCTTGATCATCCCGACCCCGCCGATCCACCGTGCCGGCTCGATCTCGTACGGGCCGGCGAAGCCTTCCGGCGGGACGCCCATCCGGCCGCACTCCATGCCGAGGAGCTCGACGTCGGGATGCGCGTCCATCGTCTCGGCGAGCGCGACGTTCCAGCCGGGAGGGAGCACGATGTCGTTGTCGATCTTCACGAACCGCTCCGAGTCCGCGCGCTCGACGTAGTGGTTGAGCGCGCCGACGCTCGACTGGAAGTGAACGTCGTGGACGAGATGCTCGACGGGGCACTCCTTCACGAGATCGCCGAGCAGCTTCCGGGTGCCGTCGGTCGAGCGGTCGTCGTACACGTGGAGCCGGCGGATCCTCGACCAGTCCGTGTTCCTGAGCAGCATCGAGAACGAGAACGCCGTGAACGCACGACGATTGTGCGCGCAGTAGATGATGTCGGTCGCGTCGGTCATGTCTCTCCCGTCGATCGGGTACTCCCCCCACGGACGGCGCCGGCGCGTCGCCCGCCTGTCAGCGCTCGCGCGCGACCTCACGCACGAGCTCCCGCATCCGCATTCGCTCCGCGACGTGCGTCGGCTGCCGGTACATCCGGTCGGGCCCGGTCGCGTACTCGAGGCTCTCGTACGGGACCTCCACGAGCACGCGCGGTGTGAGCCCGGTGAACACGATGTCGCACGTCCGGTTGAAGAAGCCGTCCTCTCCGCGCATCGTCTTGAAGTCGTGATTCCACCATCGCTCGAACGCGCGCTCGGGAGCGTCGCGGTGGAACGCCGCGCCGAAGCCGACGAGCGCGTGGTCGGTGTAGAAGTCGTGGCGGAACTCCGGCGGCATGTTGCACACGACGAGATCCTCATCGATCTGCACGTGCGTCACGTCGAGCGGCTGCAACGGCTCCGTGACGAGCATCCCGTGATTGACGACGAGCGCGCTCACGATCGCGGCCGGGTCGCTCACGATCGCGTCGTCGTCCTGCACGTAGATCACGTCTCCCGACGCGTGCTCGATCGCCGCGTAGCGGCCGTAGACCGAGACGTCCTCCGCCGCGTACGCGAAGCCCTCGCGCCGGCCAGCGGCCCACGTGCGCACGACGCGTCGGCCGTTGTCCCACACGACGAGCTCCCACTCGGTCGGGATGGACGCCTCGATAGGTGCGAGATCGACGTTCCCGCGCGTGACGAGGATCGCGGAGACGTTCATCGGTTCCACGGGTGAACGTCGCACTCGATGATCCGCACGATGTCGGCTCGCCGGCGGTAGCCGCCCTCGCGGTCGCGGCAGTTGTCCCGGTGGCCGCTGCCGTCGCCGCTGCCCCGTCCGCACGCCTCGCAATGCCACTCGACCCACACGAGCTCGAGTCGTTCGTCCAGCGCCGCCGCGATCAGCGCCGGCAGGAGCTCGTACTCGGCTCCCTCCGCGTCCATCTTCACGATCACCCGGTCGAAGTCATCGAGCGCTTCGCTCACGACGCGGACGAGATCGACGCACGGAACCTCGACGCCGGCGCCGCTCACCCGGCCGGACGTGCCGGCGTGCTCGAACGTGACGCTGCCGTCGTGCGTCCACGCCGCCGCGCGCCTGGTCGTGACGAGGCACCCGTCGAGCTCGTACTGGTCGTCGGCGGTCTGCGGGTCGAAGCCGAGCAGCGCGTCAGGCGAGAACTCCTGGATCAGATACGGGATCGACTCGTCGCCGCCGTACTTCGCGCACCCGACATCGATCACGCACGTCGTCACGTCGTGAACCGCCAGAGATCCTCGACACCCGGCCCGTCCTTCGAGATATGGCTCGAGACGGGAGACTTCCCGCACGCCGGCGCGGTCGCGCGATGCCACGCGATCCACTCGTCCACCGCTCGCGTCGCGTCGCTCCACGATCCCGTCGTCGTGCCCGATCCGGCCGCGGCGCAGCCGTTGCACGTCGCCGACCACTGGAACGGGAGACGCTTCACGGGACGGCCCTCAGCGCCCACCCGTGCGGGTACTCCTCGCTCTCGCACCGAGTCGCGTGCCGGTAGTCGCCCTCGACGTAGCCGAAGCCGGCCTCGCCGAGCAGCCGCACGATGCCTGCCAGCGTGAACCGCCAGAGATCCTCGAGCTCCACGACCGGCCAGTTGGTCGGGCCCGTCAGGAGCAGGATCCCCGGCGCGTCGGCGAGCTCGGCGTGGAACATCTCGAGCAGCCCCGGCACGTCCGGCACGTACTGAATGACCTGCGTGCAGACGATCACGTCCCACGGTCCGCGCTCGAGCTCGGTCGTGTCGGCCGACGCCACCGATGCCGGGAACACCGGAGAGTCGAACGGGACGTACTCGCCGCCGGCGTCCTCCACGATGTCGCGGTACGGCTGCCGGCCGGCGCCGTAGTCGAGCACGCGCTGGCCCGCGAACGTGTCGGCGTGGCCGCGCAGGAACGCGCGGATCGACTCGGCTTCGCGCTCGCGCAGCGTCCGCATCTACATCATCCGCCAGAGCATGTTCTCGTCGGGCGCCAGCGCGTCCTCGAGGAGAGGGATGGCGCCGGCGCCCTCGAGGAGCACGGCCTTCGTGCCCTCCGCGTAGAACTCGCGGAGCCCGTAGTCCACGAACCACGGCGCCGTTGAGGGGAGCGCGATCTGCGAGCGGTAGAAGCTCATCGCGGCGAGCTTCCGCGCCGGCCACTCCGGCAGGAACGGAACCTCGACCGAGCTCGTGGAGCGCCCGAAGCCGCGGCGGTACGTCAGGTAGGGCACGACGCGATCCGGCCCGAACACGTCGAGCGCTAGCTGCCCGACGAACGAATGCTGCTCGTGCCCTCCCTCCTCGACCGCCGGCGCGAACACGAGATCGTACGGTCGGTCGGATTCAGGGAAGATCTCGTGCGCGTCCGTGAGCATCTCCGTGAGCGGCCCGAGCGCCTCGCGGTCGGTCGCCGTGTCGAGCACCGCGCTCTGCATGAAGCCTCGTTCGCCTTCGAGGATCTGCAACGCGAGCCCCGTCTCCATCTCGCGCCTCTGCGGCTCGATGCCGCTGCGGCTCTGCTTCGCCGACCGGAAGCAGACGATCACGTCAGGCTTCCAAGCGATCAGCGTGAACGCCCCGAACAGAGTCTCGTCGTCGTTATGCGGGGCGAGGAACAGAGAGCGCGGCTTCATGCCGATAAGTATAGGCGCCGCCGGCGGTCGTGCAACCGCCCGTCTTCCCGGCCGCGCGCGAGCCCCTTCCGGTACGTCGCGTCCATCTTCGCCTTGCGCGCCATCGGGTGCAGATGCTCCACGAGCGCGTCCCACGCCATCGCGAATGTGTCGCGCTGCCGAGCGACCGCGACGAGCTCGGTGTCAACGTACTGATGGTCGTAGCCCTCGTGCAGCACGGTCCCGGGCCCGTCCCACGACGCGCCTTCGAGCTCCACGTACCGGCGGGACACGAGCGAATGCGTGGAGTGACGGCCGGCCTTCACCGCGCCGTTCCACCCGTCCTGCGTGCCGATCACCGCGCACCCCGTCGAGCGCGCCGTCTCGAGCGCGTGCCGCGCCCACCCCGGGTGAAAGACGAGATCGTCGGCCGCGGTGAAGATCCACGGCTCCGACGTCGCGCGGTAGCCGGCGTTGATCTTGCGCGCGTAGTCGCCCGGGCCCGCCGGCCAGTCCACGACGAGCGTGTCGCCGGCCTGCTGGCACGCGTCGATCTCGGCGCCGTCCTCGGGGGAGCACACGAACAGGAGCCGGTACTCGATGTCCGTCCCGCGCGCCGCGCTCTGCGCGAGAGGGAGCGCTCGCTCCGGCCGGCCGAGCACCGGCACGACGATCGCGACCTCCGCGCTCAACGGCGCTTCGCGAGAGCCGCGGTGATCACGTCGTCACGGATGTTCGTGCGCCGGCCGACGCGCATCTCGCGCGCGTGCGCGGGACACACGTTGAGATCTCCGATCGGGACGAGCGCGGGATGCCCCGGCAGCTTGAGCTCGACCCCGCGGAACGTGTCCGTCGCTCGCTCCCTGCACCCGGTGATCATGCAACTCACTGGACGCCGAACCTCTCGAAGTACGGCTCGAGGTCGGCGGCTATCTCGGCGAGCTCCGGCGGCAGACCCTCCTCGCGCACGTACGTCGCGGCGTCGCGTCCCTGTAGGTCGGCGCCGAACCGGCGGAGCCAGTAGAGCCGGTCCTTCTCCGTCGGCTTCGGCCGGCGCCGGCGGCAGCACGGCCCGACGCTCGTCGCGACGCCCGCCACGATGCGGCGATGCTGCCGCGCGCTCGCGTGCCATGTGTCCCCACACACTGAGCACCTGAGCTCTACCTCATCGGAGCCGAAGGAGAGACGGTGCGACGGGCCAAGCGTGACGATCTCGCAGACGCTCACGTGGCCGGCATGTTACAGCGGACGGATGACGGATCGCTCGGCGACCGCACGCAGCTTTCGCCGAGCTCGCTGCACGCAGTTATCGACGTAGCGCCGGCCGGCCGGCACGCGCAGCCGGCGGGCGAGCTCGTCGTACGGCACGCCATTCGTGACGCCGCGGATCGCGATGCGCTCCGCTTCCGACAGGTCGTGCTCAATCGCGAGCGCGAGATCCCGCAGCGCCTCCCTCGACGCTGCCACCGCGTCGGGCGACGGTGATCGGTCGGCGATGAGCTCGAGGAGCTCGAGCTCTGCGCCGTCGTCGTTCACGACGGTCGTGATCGCCGCGTTCAACGGCTCGTGCTTCTGCCGCGTCGCCTTCGTCCTCGCGTCCGAGAGGCGAAGCCTGATCACCGTGTTCGCGAACGCCGCGAACGGCACGCCCCTCGAGCGGTCGAAGTTGCGAGCCGCCTCCATGAGAGCGACGAGCCCTTCCTGCTCGACGTCCTCGACCGTCATCCCGGGGATCTCGTAGTCACGCGCGATGCCTCGCACCATCGGCCACGACCGCCGGACGAGAGCGTCGAAGTCGTCCGGGTCGGGGCGAGGCTTGAGCACTACCGTCTCCGCGGCGTCGTGTCGATCCGTCCGCGCGGCACGCCGGAGCGTCCCTCCCCGCTGCCCTTCGATGAGATGAACGCCTGCGCCATGCTCCACGAGTCCACGTCGTCGTCGTGCGCCGACATCGGGAACGACGCGCACGCCTCCACGAACTCCTGCACGTCGGTCGGGGTGCGCGGGTCGTACGTCGTGCCGTCCTCCGTCGCGATCCCCGGCAGGAAGCAGTTGTGTCCCTCGAGCGTCGGGCTTGCGGCCTCGGCTCGCATCTCCTTCGTGCCCTTCGCCGTCCACGAGATCACGCCCTCGAGGCGCCGCTTGAGCTCTGCGATCGCGTCGGGCCCGTTCGCGGCAGCCTCGACCACGGTGTAGTGCGCGAGCCCGGGCCAGAGGTCGCGCGCCCACACTCCGACGTCGTACATCGCCTCGACGGTCGCGTTGAAGCTCGCGCGTGAGTGCCACCGGCGAAGCAGGTAGCGGTTCGCGCCGACGACGCCCCACACGGTGCCGGCCACGTAGTCCGACTTCTCGCGATCCTTGAGCGACGTGTCCCACGAATGCACGATCATCCGGAACGGCCCGATCGCGCCGGCGAGCTCGTCCGCGGCGGCACGGTCGAAGCGTCGGCGCTCCGCGTAGAACGAGAGCTCGCGCGGGTAGTAGCGCCAGTCGGCGCGCTTGAGGAGGTTCCCCTCGGCCGGCGCCGGCAACTGCTGGAACTGGCCGGCGACGTCGCGCGCGGTCATCCCCGATTGCAGCACGTCGAGCTCGTGCTCCGGCACGTGCTCCGGCCAGAGGATCTCCCCGGGCTCCGAGCGCGGATCGTCCGGCCAGATGAACGGATGCTTCGGGTCGAACCGTGCCGGCAGGCAGAGATGCGTCCAGCCCTCCGCCTCGAGCACGTGGCCGGCGAGATCCTGCTCGTGGAGCCGCTGCATCACGATCACCTGGACGCCCGTCGCCGGATCATTGAACCGCGTCGCCGCCGTGTTGGAATGCCATCGCAGCACGCTCGCGCGCTTCACGTCGGAGAGCACGTCCTCGGCCTTGTGCGGGTCATCGATGATGATCACGTCTCCGCCCTCGCCCGTCCCGCCGCGCACGTGCTCGGCGATGCGGTGCCCCGTGTGCGTGTTCTCGTACCGTGAGACGCGGTTGACGTCGCCCTTGAGCTCGACGTGCGGCCAGCGGGCCCGATACCACGGCGACAGGATCACGTCGCGCGACTTCGTGGCGTCACGGTTCGCTAGATCCTGGTCGTGCGAGAACGTGAGGAAGCGGAGCTCCGGCTCGAACGTCCACCGCCACGGCTGCCAGAGCACGCTCACCGTGAGCGACTTCATGTGGCGAGGAGGGATGTTGATCAGAAGCCGGCGGATCTCGCCGGCGCGCGCCGCCTCGAGCGCGTCGCAGATGGCGTCGATATGCCATCCCGTCTTGAACGTCGAGACGCGCACGCCGCCGTCGGCGATCCGGTCGGGCTCGAGGATCGGCCACGCCCTGCGCAGGAACAGACGGAAGTTTCCCGAGAGCTCAGCCGCTTCCTCCGCGAGCGTCTGACTCGTCTCGACCCGCTCGAGCGCCTCGTCCAGCGCCCGAATCTGATCGACAAGGCTGCTCACCCGGCGCCGAGCTCGCGCCGGCGGGCAGGCATGTCGATCACGTCGGCTCCCTGCTGCGCCGCGGCGCCCTTCGCGAGCAGACCGCGCAGGAGCGCCATCTCCTCCCGCGTGTAGATCGCCTCCGGGTTCGGGATCCCCGCGATCGAGAACGTCTCGCCCTCCGGGTTCCCGACGTCGATGCGGTCGCGCTTCCCCCAATCGCGCGGCCACCGTCGAGCGAGGTACTCCATCTTCGCGCGCCAGTCGTCGGCGCCGGCGAGCGAGAGCTCCATCGTCTCCCGCAGCGTCGCGAGCGCCCGGTCGATCCTCGCCGAGAACTGCGCCTCCGGGGACGGGAGCTCGTCCTCGTCGTGCATGTCGATCCACGAACGCCCCTCCGCGAGCCACCGCCGGAACGTCGAGACGTGAACGCCGGCAGCCGCCGCGGCCGTCTCCGGCGTCGCGCCCTTCTCGATCGCGACCGCGATCTTCTCCGTCACGTCCGTCGTGAGCTTCGAGACGAACAGACCCGTCGCCGCGTCCTTCTTGCGTCTCGTCCCCTTCGCTCGGGGCGCGGCCTTCCTCGTGCGCGCGCGCGAAGGTCGTGTCTCATGGCCGGCCGGGTCGGGCTTCGGTGGTTCGGTCATTCGTGGGTTTGATCGTACGTCACGCCGGCACCTGATCTCTCTCGTACATGGCGATGACGGTGCGATCGACCGACGCGAACGGTTCCGGCGGAGCGACGTTCTCGTCCTCGAGCCACGGGCCTTCCGGCCACTGGTCGTTCCAGAGCCCGCGCTCGGCGGTCACGCCGCGGTAGGCGATCCGCACGCGGAGGTCTGTCCACTCCACGTCGTTGTTGAACTCGCGGAGCGCGTCCGCCTTCGCCTGCCCTGGCGTCTCCGCGGCGAACACCCCGATCGCCCGGTAGCTCTCCGGCGGGTCGTACCCTCCGAGCCAGCGGGTGACGTCGCCGCCGTCCACCACGTAGAGGTTCACGGTCGCGCTCCGACGACCGTCTTGATCACGTCGTTCACGCGACGGATGATCTCCTTCGGCGCGAGCGCGAGCGACTCGCGCAGGAGCTCGCGCTCGAGCGCGTCCAGCGCGAGGTACGCCCGCGCTTTCGCGTCGGAGTACCCGATCGCGGAACCGGCGTCGGCGCCCTTCGCGTACCCGGCCCTCCAAGCCTCCTCGTACCCCTGCGGCTTCGCTCGATCCAAGCAGCCGGCGTGAAGCTCCGTGATCTCTCGCAGGTACGCCCACCCCGAGTCGGGGATCTCGTACGTCGCGCCGCACGAACACACGAACCTCATGCTCCCCTCACGCCTTCTCGTACGTCGCGTCGAAGATCTCCGGCTTGCACGGGTAGATCTCGCCGGCGACGCCGCGGATGATCCAGTCTCCCGGCTTCGCGATCATGACGCCCTCGAGCGTCGAGATCACGATGCGCGGACCCTCCGGATGCTCAGGCTCGAACGCCGCACCACCGAAGCTCGGCCACACGTTGCACGCGTCGTTCATCCACGTCGGCGTCGCGATCTGATCCTCGGTGAATAGCCACCGCCACGCCTCGATCTCGACCGGCTTCTTCCGCCACGCGTACGGGTTCCCCTGCTCCGTCGTCATCGATCCATCCTTTCCAGGTTGAGGAGCTCGTCCAGACGCCCCATCGTCTCCTCGCGAGTGAGATCCTCGCCGAGATACGCGTGCGCGTACCACCCTGCCGCGTACGGCTTGAACCAGTCGGAATGCTCGAACGGGTAGACGCGCTCCATCGTGACGCGCGACTGCACCGAAAGATGGCAGCGCTGGCAGAGCGCGACGAGGTTCCACCATCGGCAGTCGTGCTTCACTCCGTTGAGATGGTGAACGGTCAGGATCCGCCAGCGTGCCTCCACGACCTCGATGCCCTCGCCGGAGCCGCCGTCGTACTCGAACCTCGAGCGCGCCAGCCCGGGCCCGAAGCCGTGCCGATCGTTCAGGAAGCAGAGCTCGTCGCAGCGCGACCACTCGCCGGCGCCCTTGTCGTACGGGTGCGAGCACCGGACGCAGCGGTGGCCGGCGTCGGCGCGAACCGCTCCCTTGATCTTCGTGTGCCACGCGTACGGGTAGCCGTCCGTCCCGATCTCGGCCGGGTCGAGATAGACGCGGAGCAGCCCGCTCACGTCATCTCCGCCGGGATCTTCGGCTTCACCTTCTCGTCCCACGTCTTGATCGCGGGGAGCAGGTCGCGGCAGACCGCGGCGAGCGCGTCCATGTCGCCGCGGTAGAGCGCGTCACGGTACGCGGTCGGGTCCAGGAACGGGCCTGCCGCGTGCGCGTGCTCGACGGTCGTGAGGTACTCGCGGATCTCGTCCTGCGACCCGGAGAGCAGTTGCATCGCGAGGTTGATCCGCTGCGCGAAGCCTTCCACGTGAAGCGTCATCGGAGCGTCCCCACCACGACCGGGCGCAGCCGCGACGCCGGCATGTAGTAGACGACGCGATCCGGGTACTCGTGCATGTCGCCGAGCTCGCGGATCTCCGCGCCGATCGCGCAGCCGTACACCGTGAGCGTCGGCGCCCATCCCGACACGAGCACGTAGAAGCGGTCGTCGTGGTCGGAGTCGGGAGCGAACCTGAGACGCGGCTCCCACTTCGACGGGCGCGCCCACCTGACCTCCGTCATCTCGCCGATGTCGGGCCCGGTGTAGCGCGGCTCGCCCGGAGTGTGGAGCACGTCGCGCCCCGTCCACGGCAGCCCCGTCACGAGCGACGCGGCGAGCTCGGCGCACGCTCCCTCGATGTGTCCTTCCCACGCGGAGATCGAAGCGTGCCTCGACCTCAGACACAAGCTCACCGCGTTCGCCTGCCGGTTGAAGCCGATCCTCGCGGCCTCGAGATGCTGCTCCGGCGACAGCGCTACCTCAACCGATCGTCCCGTCATGCCGATCCCCCTTCCTCATCGTGGTCATGCCGATAAGTATAGGGGGATCGGCGGACGGGTCTAGATCACCGCCGGTACTCGACGCTCGTGCCGGCGCCCATGCTCGACATGAACCGCGTCACGCCCGACGCCCACGACGACTCGCACCCGTCGCAGTAGCCGTGGAAATCCCACGGTGTCCTCGCCGACGGCCAGCCCCGCGAGACGCTCGTCCGGCCCTCCACGAACCGGGCGAAGTAGTCGATCGCGCTTTCCCACGATCCGAAGTACGGCGGGCTCCACGCTCTCCCGCACGCCCCGAGCCCCCACACGTTCCGCGGGTTCGCCGAGCACGCCGCATCCCCGAGCGACGACTCCTTCCCCGCGACCGCCACGATGAAGAACGGCGACACTCCGTAGCGCCGGCCGACGCGCTCGAGCACGCGCCCGAGCCCCGACATCGGCGTGCCGGCGAGGTATCGGTCGAGCCGGCCGGCCACGGCTCTCTGCTCGCGCACGTCGCGCCAGAGCACGACGCGACGCTGCCACCATCTTCCCTCGACCCACCGCGCGTAGTCGCAGCCGACGATCGGCTCCGACGAGACGCGGGTGCGGCCGAGCCCGAGCTCGCGCTCGAATCCCCACACGGCCCTGCGGTGCGCGGAGATCCTTCCTCGAGTGAACGTACAGACCTGCTTCGCGGCCGTCCTCTGCGGGGCAGCCTGAGCGGTCGGGGTCGCCGGCGAGCTCGTCCCCGATGGTGACGGGGACACGAGAACGACGGCGACGACTATGGAGAACGAGAACACGATCGCAAGGTGACGAATCCTTCTCTCCTGACGTGAGCTTCCCCCCGGCGTTTCGAGGGATGGACGGGCGCGGCGTGGAGCTCTAGTGCCGCGCGGTCACGCGATGAAGCCGCGACGTATCGGGTATCTCGGCATGGTGAACGACCTGACGGACGCCCGTCAACCCCCGAGGAGCGACTGCTGGCCGAGCCTGACCGCGATCGTGCCGGCGTACGCCTGGTCGATCTCGATGAGCAGAGCGCTCCGATGCAGCCGCCGGCACGCCTCGCCGGTCGTGCCCGAACCGGCGAACGGGTCGATCACCGTCTGCCCCTCGCCGCTGCCGAGCAGCACGAGATGCTCGGCGAGCTCGACCGGCATCGGCGCCGGATGGTCGTTCCCCTTCTCCCCGCCGACGTAGACCTCGACGTACGACCGCGGCCGTGCGCCGAGCTCGTTCGCCTCCCGCGTCTTCCCTCCGCCCTTCCGGCCCCCGCCCTTCACGCCGGCGTGCGCATCCCATCGACGCGCCAGCCGCGCCTCCGAGCCCTCCGCGTACGGTCGGCGGATCTCGTCCACGTTGAGTCTCGTGCCGGGACGGTCGAGCACGAACACGTACTCGTGCGCGTCCGTGAAGACCGCGCCGCGGATCGGGTTCGCGTTCGGCTTGATCCAGACGAGCGTGTCGAGCAGCGCGAAACCGTGCTCGAGCCCGCGGTCGAGCACGTCGCGCCACCACTGGACCTCCTTGCCGTGCCGGAAGACGCGACCGACGTTGAGGAGGCACGGGCCCGTCACGACGCGCCGGAGCTCACGGAAGACGTCGTGGAAGCCGGCCGGCGTGATCGTCGGGTACTCCGGCCGCACGTCCAGGTACGGCGGGCTCGTGACGCAGCACGCCGCGGCGCCGTCGGGGAGCTCGGCGAGCACGTCGCGGCAGTCGCCGACGTACAGGTCGAGATCCGGGTCAGAGAGCCACGGCTTCACGACGTGTCGCCGGGAGACGGCAGCCCGAGCAGCGCGGCCGGCATCTTGCCCGTCTCGTACGCGTGCTCGATCCCGGGACGGATCGCGGCGCCGACGGTCTGCCCGTTCGGAAGGATCAGGTGCGCGAGGAACTCGTCATCGAACTCGGTGATCCCCGACGCGACCGCCTCGAGCTTCGCCTTCACGACGAGCGCGAGCGCGCGCCAGCGCTGCTTCACGTGCTGCTCGTACTCCTTCTCGCGCGCGTCGGGACTGCGCGGCAGCCCGCGCCCTGGCGTGTGCGTGATCTCGTGCGCGTTGCGGTCGGGGAGCGGCAGTCGGAACTCGACGTACCGCTGCTCCATCCGAAACCGGATGATCGCCATCTCGGCGTCCCACCCGTACATGAACTGGTCGGCGCCGTAGCGCGTCAGCGTCTTCTCGATCTCCGCCCTCGAGACGTCGCTCGAGACGCTCGTGGACGCCGCGTACCTGCTCACGAGACTTGCACCCTGACCGTCGGCTCCGACTCCGACCGGGCCCGCTCGATGATGCCGTGGTAGACCTCGTTCGCGCCGGCGATCCGCTTCGCCTCGGCCGCGCTCACCTTGTACGTGACCTCCGTCGAGACGAGCGCGTCGTAGCGCTCCGCCGGCAGCCCCGCGTCGAGCAGCTTCGCGAGCTCCTCGATGTCCCACACGATCGTCTTGTCGCTCGCGAGCTTCACCGTCAGAGAGCCGAAGCGCATCGTCTTCGTGCCCTGCCGTGCGCCCTCGGCCGCGAGCGCGATCGCGAGCTCCGACTTCACGGAGCGCAGTTGCGCCTCGAGCGCGCGGATGTCGGCGAGCGCCTGCGCGACTTCCTCCGGCCGGTCGAGATGCACGAGCGTCCCGACGCCGGCGACGACGAGCTCCGTGCCCGCCGGCTCAACCGTCTCGACCTGCTGCTTCTTCGCCATGCTTACCCCCTTGATCGTCCTCCGATAAGTATAGGCGCAGGCGACGACGGAGCCAGTCCCGGCCCCCTGGCCGCTCGAGCACGTACGCCACGACGTCGGGCCGGTCGCGCGCGATGCCGGCGCCGAGGTCGGCCAGAGCCGCCGCGTCGTTCGCCGTGACGGCGCCGTGGCATCCGGTCGTGCCTGACCCGCAGAGGAAGACGAGGTTCTCCCACACGTCCGAGCGGTCGTACACGTGGTGAAGCGACAGTCCCGTCGAGCGCCCGCAGATGAGGCAGAAGGAATCGACGGCGTGGCGCCGGTGGATCTCCGCGAGCGCGCCCTTCACGCGCACCGGGCCCGCCGGCTTCGGATCCGGCCGGAACGTCAATCGCGGCGCGCAACGCCGACGACGAGCTCGACCGCGACGACGTGCGAACACCGCCAGCGGAGCGACGGGCACGAGCACCGGAAGCGGTCGCCTCGCGTCTTCGTCACTTCGTACTCGCCGTTGTCGCCGGCGACGCGCGCCACGACGCGCTCCGGCGTGACCTCGAGCACGGTGACGCACCCCGACGAGAGCAGCCGCTTCGCCTTCTGGAACATCGCCTCAGTCACCATCGGCCGGCTCCTGACGATCGCGCGACGAGAGCACGAGCTCGATGGTGCCGTCGAGCCAGAGCGCCGGCGTCCACACGTGCGCCTCGACGCCGGCGAGACGCATCGCCGAGAGCCATCTGCGCTGCTCCGGCCGGAGCGTGTCGCCGTCTCCCTTCACTTCCGCCGCGACGAGCCTGTCACGGACGAGCACGAGATCCGGGAAGCCCTTGCCGTCGGCAGCGACCGGCACGCGCCAGCCGTGCTCGGTGCGGACGGCCGTGAAGTGAGCCGCGATCCACCCGTGCCGGCGCGCGAGCTCGATGATGCCCTTCTGTAGATCGCGGCCGGAGAGACGCTCGCGGCCCTTCGGGACGGTCACGGCACGTCGGCCGGCTCGACGGGCCCGAGGTCGAGCGCTTCCTGCTGCGGCTCCGCCTCCGGGTAGGCAGCGCCGACGAGCGCGTCGTCCTCGAGCTCGGCCATCCGCTCGGAGACTTCCTCCGGCGCGACCTTGCCCTGAGCCTCGATCGCCCTGCGCACGAACTCGGGCATGTCGCTCATAGGAGATCCCACCATCCGAGGAGCTCGCCGAACACCGCGAGCGTGGAGGCAGCGTTCGCGATGGCGCCCGTCGCCTCGAGCACCGCCACGACCGCTGCCCTCACGCCCCCGATCATCACTCCTCGCCGAGCGCCGCCTTGAGCCGCGCGAGATCCTCGCGCGGGATCACCATGAGCGACCCGTCCTGCTCGTGCTCGCGCGCGTGCGCGACGATCGCCTGCGCGACCTCGAGCAGCATCGCCGGATCCGGGTCGGCGTGCGTCTCCTCCGTCCCCGGCAGCGGCGGCTTCGTGTCCTTCCGTGCCGCCTTCATCCGCTCGGTGAGCTCGGCGTACGTCCAGCCGTGCTTCTCGCACGCGGCGAGCCACCGCTCCTGCTCCTTCGCGTCGAGCCGCGCGACCTTCGCGTGACACGAGAACGGCACGCCCGCACGCCGGCGCTTCGCCGGCACGTTCTCGCAGACGAACATGTACGCGAGGAGCGTCTGCTCGGCGAGCCCGGTCACGAGATGCGCCTGCGAGAACCGCTCCGCGAACGACGCCTGCCCGTGGAGGAGCCAGTCGCCCATGTACCACGACGTGCGCCGCTTCACTTCCCCGAGGAACGACCCGACGCCGAGGTAGGCGTCCCACTCGACTTCGGGGAGGCGCAGCGCGACCGCATCCGCCGCGCCTCCCTTCTCGAGCTCGATCAGGAGCTCGATCGCGGTTCTCGTCTCGGCGAGCGCGACGACCTCAACGCCGGGACGGAGATCGTCGGTCAGCGCGGAGCTCATGCCTCCACCGTCCCCTGCTCGCCCTCATCCACGGGCCCCGGCTCCGGCTGCGACTCGTCGGGCTCGAGGAACGAGATCGTCGTCTGCGTCCTGACCTTCGGCGCGAGCTCCGTCCAGTTGCCGACCGGCACCGCGATAAGCGTCTCGCCGTCGGCGAGCACGCCTGCGTCGAGCTCCTCCATCTGCCGGCGCATCGCCTGCTGCGGCCCGTTCGTCTCGAACGTGTCGAGCTCGGAGAGCTCGCCCTTCGTGTTGCGACGGAGCACCTTGTACCGCGTGACTGCCATTCCCCCTACCTTCCTCTCGGCCGGCGCCCGGTCGGGACGGCCGGCATTCCGAAGTGACGCGCGAGCGTGTCGATCACCACGCCGCGCATCGTCGCGTCGTTCTCGACGGCGTACCTGCGGATCGCCTTGCGGAGCTCGGCCGGCACGGACAGGATCAGCGTGTCGCTCCCCGCCATGCCGGCGATGAACGAACGCCCGGACGGCTCGCGCTCGACGTTGAACCGGGACGCGAGGATTCCCGCAGCGAGATCCGTGACCGTCTGATTCCGGCTCCGCGCCTCGCCGACGAGCGCCCTGACGATCTCGGCCGGCACGTCCTTAGCGATGATCTCCACCATCGGCGATAAGTATAGACCTCTCGGATGACGGCCCCGACCGGACGACGGAGAGACGACGCGCGAGGTAGAGCTCGAACGCGCGCGGGCACGTGCGCCGCACGTAGCCGGCCATCCTCACGTTGGCGAGGTCGCCGTGCTGCTTCGTCAGTCCCACGAGCGCCTCGGCGATCGTCTCGTCAGGCACGCCGACCGACCGCCAGTACGCCCGGAAGCTCTGACCGTCCTTCGGCAGCGGCAGCCCTCCCTCCTCGACCGCCCATAGCGGCGGACGCGGCGCCGGCCCCGCGAACCTAGCCATCCGCCGCTCCGACCACGACGTCGCCGTCCTCGACGTCGCCGAGCTCCACCGCGTCGAGCACGAGGTCGATGCCGAACTCGACCTTCAAGTCGTGCAGCGCCATCGTCTGCGGGGTGACGCGATCGCCCGCCTTCTGCGCCGACTCGATCAGCCCCAACATCATCTTGCGCTCCGCCGGCGAGTAGACCGCGCGCCGGCCCGACCCGGGCGGAAGCTCGATCGGCTTGCCTGTCACGCCGACGCCTCGATGAAGATGCGCTCCGCCTCACGCACGAGCGCGACGTCCGCGACGGTCGCCGGCGACTGGCTCCCTCCGAGCTCGGCGAGCACGAGGATCGCGTCGTGCTTCTCCTCGTCGGTCGGCGGCAGCATCGGCTCGTACTGGCGCCGCCGCTCCCACCGTGCCCACACCGGCCTCGGCGTGATCGCGGTCGTCTCCTCGATGTCCCGGAGCAACGTCCCGGCTCGCATCTGATTCAGCCACGTGTACGCGTCCGTCGGGATCGGCTGCCGATCTCCCTCCTCGAGCGCCGGCGGAGCGAGCCGCCGGAGCTCCGCGAGGTACGCGCTCCGGAAGTCGCGCCACGCCGGGAACCGCGTCGCGTTTCGCACGGTCGCGAGCGCCGCGTCGCGCGCCGCCTCCGCGCTCACGAGCTTCGTGAGCTCGATGATCCAGAGCCGCGTCGTCTCGTCCTCGATCACGTCGTGCGGGAAGCCCGCCACGAGCACCGCCACGACCTCTGCTGCCTCTGCCTGCGTCATGCCGAACCTCCCCCTGCGTAGCGCTCGAGTACCTGTCTCGCCGAGAGCCCCCGACCGTACCGCGCCGGCCTCGGGCCCGCCGGCGAGCCCATCTGCACGATGCACCGCTCGAACTGAGCGCCGTTGCCGTACACGACCGAGACGGTCGGCGCCCCCGTCCACCACGGGTCGGCGAGCGCCGCGTCGATCACCCGCTCGTGCCCCGTCAGGTCGAGCTCGGGATGCTCCCGGATTCGCAGCACGATCTTCGCGAGCCACTCCTTCGCGACGAGGCTCTGACCCGTCCGCAGGTTCCACGACGAGAGCACCGCGCGCGCCAGCCCATCCTCCGCCGGCGTCACCGCCTTCCTCGCGACCTTCCACCCCGCGCTGCCACGGTTCGGGAGCGCGACGACCGTCCCTCGCGCGCGCGATGTAGTGGACGGGTCCTGGACGGTTGCTCTAGGGACGGATCGGGTGACACCCACGTCACCCCCTTCTGCCGCAGATGTCACCCCCTCCGCGACGCCGGTGTCACCCCCGGGGCGACATTCTGACACCCCCCCGTCCAGGTTCTCGTGGCGCCGGTACCCGGAGATCTCCCACACGGTCGTCCCCGACTTCGACTTCCCCGTCGCGCGGATCTCGCCGTCGCCCTCGAGCGACCGGAGAGCTCGCTGCGCCTGCCGCTCCGAGATCCTCGCCTGCCGCGCGATCGTCTCGACCGACGGCCACGCTGCCGTCCCGTCGTCCTTCGCGTGGTCGGCGAGCACGAGCAGCACGAGCCGGTCCGACTGCCGCGCCTCCGAATGCCGCAGCGCCCACGAAAGCACGTGGACGCTCACGCTCCCCGCTCCATCCGATCGAACCGTGTAGGCTTCGTCTCGCTCACGTTGACCTCCTTGGTGGTCGTCGCCGTAGGCACTCCCGGCCGGTTCCTCAATGCGGAGAGGAACCGGCCGGCCCCATCTTGGGGAGGGGCTCGAGTCTACTCCTCGGCCGACCTCCGCGCCATCGCCTCCGGGATCTCGCGCATCGAGCGGACGCCGAGCTTGATCCGGATCGTCTTCACGTGCTTCTTCACCGTCCACACGGAGATGCCGAGCATGTCGGAGATGTCCTCGCAGTCGAGCTCGCGCTCGATCAGCGTCGCGATCTCGTACTCGCGCGGTGTCAGCGGCAGCATGATCATGGCGCGTCCTCTCCGCCAGAGAACGCCGCCTCGGCGGCTGCCTCAAGCTGCGCGTCCATGTCGGCCTGCGCCTCCGCCATCTCCGACGCCTCCGCGTCGCTCGCGCCGGCCGCGGCCTCGGCCTGCGCCGCGTCGCCCTCGTCCGGGCCCGGACCGTCCACGTCCGTCGGCGGCTCCGGCTCCTGCACGAGCACGACCTCGAGCACATCCCCGTCGAACGCGAACGCGAACGCTTCCACGATCTGCTCGTCCGTGACGGGAGGCATCGACCCCGCCGGCGAGAACTCGTCCATCTTCGCGACCGCGTTCGCGAGCCGGAACGTGAACGCCACGTACTCGTCGCCGCGAGGGATCCGCTTGATCTCATCGACGCCGTAGACGCGGCCGACGAGAGCGTTGAGGGTCGAGCCCCAATCGACGTGCGGCGCCGACGCGTTGAGCGCCTCGGCGATCTGCCGCATCGCCGTCCGTCCCTTGAACTGCGTCGCCCCCGGCAGGAGATCCTTCGCCGGGTCGAACGGCGGCGGCGGCGGCGGCGGGTCGCCCTCGGCGAGCCACTTCACGATGATGCCGCACGTCTCGTCATCGATCTCGCGGTGCGTCCCCACGAGCGGATCGCAGCGGTTCGTGAACGCCGCGACGTGCTCCGTGTCGAGATACCCGATCACGTCGAACTCGTACTCGACGCCCTCCCTCTGCACCGGGCCCACCCCGAGCCTCGTGATGATCTGCCGCGGCTTGTCGCGGCCGGGAACCTCGACCTCCTCGACGCCGTACTTCATCTTGGCGCGCATCGTCACGATCAGATGCGCCGGCACGTCGGTCATCGCCTCCACGAACTCGCGATGCCGCGGCGTGAGCGTCTTCCAGTCGCCGAACTTGTCGGCCTGCGTCAAGATCTCGAGCCACTCGTGCGAGAACGAATCCACGACCACGACGTCCGCGAGCTCCGCTGCCTGACGCACCGCGTCACGGTACGCCTCCGGCGAGTGATCCACGAGCTTCGCGTGCAGGAAGTCGAAGCGGTCGGCGTACAGCTTCGCGCGCTCCTTCTCCGTGTCGATCACCGCGACCGTGCCGCCGAGCGCCGACGCGATGCGAAGCGCACCGAGCGTCTTCCCGCTCCCGGCCGGCCCGATCAGAGCCATCCGCAGGAGCACCTGCTCCCGGGATGCCGGCTTGAACTCGAGCATGATCCTTTCCCCCTTCGTTCGGGCTCCTCCGTCGGGAGCCGATGTCTGATCCTAGACCTTCTCGCGCCTCGCGACGAATCCCTGGCCGTTGAGCAGCAGGACGGCGAGCCGTCTCGGCGGGAGCGAGACGAGAGTGAGCCGCTCGATCTCGCTTCCCTCCGAGAAGTCGGAGAGCGCCGCGCGCGCCTCGCGCAGCGTGGCGAAGTAGGACGACCCGCCCTCCTTCGCGTCGAAGACGCAGTAGACCGTCACCACGCTAGCCCTCCCGACCGATCTCGTAGTCGAGCGAGACAGGCTGCTCGTACATCGTGAAGATCGACGTCCACGGGTACGTGATGGAGCGCTCGTGATCCCACCGGAACGTCACGCCGATCTCTCCGTGGATGACGTTCGGCGTCTCCTTCCCGTCGGAGGTCGTCGTGATCAGGATCCGCCGCTGCTCCAAGTCGGGCAGGATCGGGGTGATCGTCACGAGCCGCTTCTTCGTCACCTTCGTCGTCGTCATCGGATCCTCCTCACGTAGTCGTTCGCGAGCTCCGCATCGGCGAAGCCGCGGATCCTCCGGCCACCGCCGTACACGACGTGCTCGCCGAGCTCCTCCCGCACGTCGAGCTCCGGCACCGGCAGCGTCGAGAAGCAGTACGGGCAGTCTTCGCCGACGGACTGCCCCTCGTCGTCCACGTCGTAGAAGCCGCGCACGATCCGAGGGATCGGCGGATGCAGCACCGCGTAGCGGAACGACCGGCCGCAGCCGGGGCACTCCACGTCGGCGTGCCAGAGCTCCCAATCGCTCATGAGACGCCCCCG